GCCATATTTAGCTGTAATTGGAAAACCTTATCATTTTCAGATGCATTTGCACTAACGGTTTTCAACAGTTCTTTAGACAAGTTAGTTTGGTCCTTAATTAAGAGTTTTTCTTTATTAAGTGCTTTTTCTCGCTCTTTTTGATAGTTAGCGAGTTGCTGAGCTGCTTGTATTTCTTTTTTACTTGCCATTCAAATCCCTATAAAGGTTTATTAGTAAGTACCTCTTGCTTGCATCTTCTCCAAATGTGCTCTTAGACTTCTCAATGCTTCTTGTGATTCTTTGTTTGGTGCATCATCAATTATATTATCTAAATCTTTATTGATAACAGCTAATTTAGCATCTAGCTTTTTTTTCTTCCTTTTGAATATATCAAACACACCTTCTTGAACTCCATGTTCTGTAAACAATTGTTTGAGTTCTTTTATTTTTATTTTTGCCATAATGTTGTATCCCTAAATTGTTAGTTGTATATAAATATAGAAATACCCAACAAATCATCAAAAAATCTGTTGGGTATTAATTTTATCTTCTTTTTGATTTTGCCTTTTTCATTGCTTTCTGTTGTTGTTTGTTTTCTTCTTGCTTCCATTCTACAATTTTACTTATATAGAACTTCCTAGCCCAAACAGGCATATTATAAACATCAGTAAAGTTGAATCCACCATTTCCGTGGAATATTAAATCAAAAATGTGAGAGTGTAGTACTTTCCTATAGTTAAGATTGAGGCCAAAAAAACCCAAGCCCCATAGGCAGTAGCATATCTCTCCTTTCCCCGGTCTCTTCAGAAATAAATTCGTATGTTAACACCATATCTGGAATAACTTTGTTTATATGCGTTCTGAGAGCCCTAGAGTCTACCGCAAATAATTCGTTTTCTACGAAGTGATTGATTGTAGTTTGGTCTGTATCACCATCTACTGATATTATTGTATTTTTTAATCTAATAGTAAGTTGTTTATCCGTTTTATCGTTCATCTTTCTAGACGCTTTCTTTTGTGCTTCTAATTGATGTTGGATTTTTCGTTCTTTACTTTCAGTTAATGCTTGAAAAGTAACTTTTCGTTTAGATTGGGGTAAATCGAATTCGAATTCATTTTTATGTAATTCTGTTTGACCTGAACCATCGTATTCCACAGATTGAAATTGAGTTAAATCAATTGTTTCTTTCTGCATTGTACCTGGTTGTGTTGGGTCATCAATCTCTACATCATAATCTTTACCATATCCTAATACTCTGGCAGCTATCATAATTGCGTTTTTATCACCTAAAGTTAGGTCTACATACTTTATGGGAGCTCCATCTCCATTTGATATAATTAAGGATTGAAATAATCTATCCAATACTGAACCATCTTTTATGTAAGATTGGGTAGTTAGGATATCTTCTTCTTTAGCAGTCATATACTTCATCTCTACTTTTCCACTTGATAGAGAGTTTTCTTTTGGATATATAAGACCTTTAGAAGGTAAATCTACGATTTCTGTTGGAAATTTATAATCAGAAACCTTTTTTTGCTCATATTGCTGTTTAGCGAGCTCAACCATATCTTCTGAAGATACTGGTTGTTTGTAATCATCTTGTAATTTTTCTTTACTCATAACGTTTCTCGTTTTAAAACTTATTTAATGTTGGTTAACCATATATAAATATACAAATAATATTAATTAAACGAAAAAACCCCTACATTTCTGTAGAGGTTTCTAAATATTCAATTTATACTATATAATATAACAATCTGAAATTAATATTGTAATATTGCGTAATCGTATGCTAGTGTTAAATCTACAGTTGCGATATCTTCACCAGTATAGTCCATATCTGAGAACTTTGCTGTTTCGATAAATGCTCCTTTTAATGTCCACTCTTCTACTTTATCACCTACAGGACCCAAACTGTTAAATGTGATATCTTTTTTGTAGAAATCAGAGTAACCATCACGGCCCGTTACTGATTCGTGGTGTAATCTTACCCATTCCATAGCTGCTTGTGCTGCTGAAGGAACTACTGGGTCATATAGTGATATACTTAAACTACTCCACTCACTTCTACCTTTTACATATCTTCTAACATTAATATGGTCAATGGTAATTTTACCATTTGCTATCTCAGGTCTGTTGGCGGCTTTCACTAAGTATGCCGGAATTCCTTCTACATACATAATGAATCTGTTTGACATCTTCGGTTCGAATGATGTAAACATTACTTCTGTTGGGTCTAATAATTGTGCCATTTTTGTTTTCCTCTGTTTCTAATTCTTTAATATAAATATAGTTCTTTTTAAAAAATAGTTAGTCCCCCTAAAATTATTAGGGGAACTAAGATATTATTTATATACTATTCTGGAAATGCTGCTCCAGTTGGTAGTACGTTAAAGTCAAGAACTATAAATTCTGCTGTTTTAGCTGGTTGTAAGAATATCTCACCCACCATTATATTTCTATCAATTACATCTGGTGTGTTGTTGGTTTCATCCATCTTCACTTTAAATGCGTATAAACCTTGTCTTTGTTGAATTGATTCTAAGTAAGGATTAACGATTGATAAGAATCTATTTCTCGTAGCTGCTGTGTTGTTTTCAAACACTAAGTAACGAGTAGATGATGCGATGAATTTCTTCACTGCGATTAACAATCTTCTTACATTGATTCTATCCAATGCCGATGGTTTTGCTTGTAATGTTTTCTGTCCAAATACAGTTACACCCTGACCAGGGAATGTTGCGATAGGATTCAATCTACCTTCGTAAAGTGCATCTCTTTCAACTCTAGTCAATCTTGTCTTAGCTTCAATTACTGAAGTTAATCCACCTCTATTTAATCCAGCAGGTGCGAACCATTCGGCTGCAACTTGGTCATTAAATGCTATAACACCCGGAAGTACTACAGATGGCGGAACCCAAACAGGTTTGTTTTTGTCAGTATTCAGTATCTTAACCCAAGGGTAGTAAGATGCTACATAGTTTGAATCAAATGCTTGAACTGCGTTAGTTGCAGTTGATATTGAATCACTCCATGCTGATGCATCCATAATAAAGAATGTATCTTGTCTATCTTCACACATATCTTTAGCAAATGTTGTTACTGAAGAATGTAATCTGTGAATAAGACCTGGTAAAACTAACATATTGATATCAAATTCATCAGGATTAGATACAGAGTTTATTGCTTTTCTGTATGCTAATGTACCTGTTGCTGTATTTGATGAACAATCGTATCCTTGTGTATTACCTGCTATGATATCGTTTCCTAAAGAAACAACTCTATTTGGTTTGAATCCATCAAATCCACCTTGAAATGGTACTAAGAACTTACGAGAGTTAATCGAAGTATTAGCATCATTCAATGATATTGCTCCACTATTAGGTGATGCGGATGAAGGATAATTAGCTCCAGCATCTTGATTGTAATCACCTAAATAGAATGCCGTACCTACTACTGCCGTTGCCGAATCAGGAGTTGGTGAAAGGAAGTTTCTATTATCTGTTGTTGCAAAATCAAAATTTAATCCCCAAAATTTCTTAGGATTGTATGATTGATTGATTTTTTGGTCAGCTACCATTGTTGGTGAAGGTACTGAAAGTTTACTTCCGAATGGATTTTGTAATGCTCCAAATCCGAAAGGTACTAAACTTTCATCAATTGCTCCATTATTCACTGCTGCTGTTGCTTCAACTCTAATATTTTCTGAATTGTTAGCGTAATCACCATTAGTTGATAATTTACCATCATCATCTACAGTAATGTACTTATCACCAATTACTCTTACGATGTAGTTTGGTGAATTAGGGTCTAAGTTAACACCTTGAAAAGATTCAACTAAGTTAGGTCTGATATCTGAATCAACTACTCCTACGAATGGTGAACCAGCAATCTTATCTTGGTCTACTCTTCTTACTATTACAGTAAATGAACCATATTCAGAACCAGGAACTGAACCAGCTGGTTTAACATCTTGAATACCGATTTTAAATTCATAGTTGGTTGCCGTACCATGTGATAATGTATGGAACTTAAATAAGTTTGTAGTGTTACCACCAACTTTTTGTGAACTAATCCACGGTGTTGATGCTTCAGTATATGCTTTTGAGTAATCAATATCTTTAGCTTTATCTATTGTTACTACAGGAATCTCACCTGCTTTTGCGAATGATGCTGATTGGAATGTTTTAAAGTTTGATAAAACATAAGCTTCTTCTGCACCTCTTGGTGAAAATCCAAATGATTTTGTAAAGTAATTATCATTTGTTGGATTTAATGATGCTGAATAAACTTTCGATACTGCTTCAGAACCATCTACTGTTAAAGTAAATAATGATGCTGATACATTAGCTGAACCATTAAGGTCTGCAATTAGTGCATCATCAAATACGTCTACATCTGATACGATTTCATGTGTTGGGTGTAATACTGCTACTACCTTAGTACCAAGCGATGATGATACTGATAATGCGATTGGGTTTTCTAGAGTGTACCCGTCTTTTCCTAATACTCTAACGATTGTTGCTGTTCCAGCATCTTCTAAATAAGCTTGTGCAGTATATGGTAGGTACGAATCTTCTGTTAATCCACCGAATACTTGTTGAAACTCTGAAAATGATGATACTGTTGTTGGAACGAATGCTGGTCCTTTTACTGTTGAACCTACTAATGCTGCTCCAATTTCGCCAATCCCTTGAGGTAGAAACGACAAGTCCTTTTCTCTTGTAAATACTCCGGGACTTACTATTCTTTCTGCCATTTGATTCTCCTATTAATTTCTTTTGGTTTTTATTATATCTATAAATACATTAAAAAATCTCAAACGATTATATTTATGCCATAGGTGTAAAGGTTGCTTCTTCTAAGTTAAACTCACCCTGTCCATACGTTTCATTAAATTCACTACTAATATTAACTTCTTCTAATCTTAATGATTTGTACTTTTCGATTTGTTCATTCTTTGCTACTTTTATATTCTCTAAAAGTAATTCAGCATTTAATAACTCTACCTCTATTTCACCCATTCTTGCAGTTGTTTCTGCATAATCAGCTCTAAACTTCTTAACTCTTTCAATATCTTTCTCTTCAATATTGATTACTTCTTTTTCTTTGATTTCTTTAACTTGTGCCATAACTTTTGTTTTTAAATTTAATTATTATACTTTATGTGTATATAAATATGATAATTTTTTTGTAAAGATTAAATTTTTGGAATTGTTTTCCAAACTATCTTAGAAGTACCGAATGCTTTCTGAGTATTTATCTTTAAACCAGTCTGTTCTGGTACTAAATAAGCTTTTGCTGTAAGTGATACATTACTTCTAACAATTCGCTCTTCACCTACCCCATTGGTGGTATCAAATGAGTATGATTCTCCTTTGATTTGAAACTTATACCTCTGTCCAAATGTTCCACCTTGAAAATATACTATCTGTTCAACTACTTTATTCAAATCTTCCATAAAATCACACCATATAATTACATCATACGCAATATTCACATAATCAGGTCTATCTACTATGTATTTCTCTTGTACTGGTTTTTGGTCTTGCAAAATAGAAAATTGGTCA